GTAATGTAGTGGTATAAACTACCATCATAATCTTTATGAAAATCACCATAAACAAAAGCTGTTTTTTCGTATCGTTCTGGAAATCTTTGCACTCTGACAAAGCCTCGACCTCTGTATGTATTTCTATCCATTTTAATAATTTGAAACCCTTGACAAAAAGCACAGCATATAACAGGGTATTGGCTATATGTGGTCTGATGTTCTAAATTTGAGCAGTAGAACATCTAATCTGCTTTTGTGGGTTATTCAACTTCGGTACTTCGATGCCCACACATCGCCAATACCTAATCCGTTAGCGGCAATCATTGAGAAAGTCATAGCCACTAATAATATTTTCACTTTTCACTTGGTCTTTTGGTATTAACACGATGTTGCTCATTTTTAGGCAATCTTCGCAAGGCAATTCATCTGTGCATTTTGGATTGTCACCACCACAATATGAAGCCATAAGCAACATAGGATAATGACTGCCGCTAACAGCAGCTAAACGCAATTTGTTTAGCGCTTCGTCTTGGGCGTTTCTGATTGTATTTTCAATTTCGTTCATATAATTAATTTTAGTGTTCAAACTGCGTTTAGCTGCCGACCGTTAGCCGCCATTGACGGACAGTAACTCTATCTTGTACTTTGACTTTAAATACTCAACTGTATCCGTTATGGACTTTTGCTCAAACAAGGCATCGCCAACAACTTTATTACATACATCTTTCCAGAAATCATCTTGTGTAACCAACATTGAAACAACGGCAGCTAGCACTGGTTTTGCAATAGCATGGTTGACCTGCAAATTTTCATCTTTTGTCATTCTATTTAACTTTTGTGGTTTAACAATCTTTTGTATTTCTAAGCCCTGCCATCGCAAAGCCGCAAAACGTTATGCCTCATTGCTATTACATTATAAAATTTGCCGTCCTCAAATATTAACGGCATTTCCTTTTTTACGCTCCACCATTCGAACCCTTTTATTGCTCCAATTTCGTATTCGATAAATACTAAATTATAATTTTTTAGAAACATTTCAAATGCCTGTCTCGCTGTTTCAATCTCATTGCATATAATTATGGCATTAAACTCTTTGAATGCTTCGGCCTCGAATGATTCTTTAATAGTGTATCTTACAATCCAATTACTCACGGTAATTGTTTGTGTTTTTCGTCAATGATTTCTGGCGCGCCGTACTCAGTCATATTTTTTACGAATTTTGGCCCTTCTTTTTTAACGGCTTCGATAATTTCGCAAATTTTATCGGCCAATTCTTCTTTTCCAATGATACCATTGTTGATGTCGAAAGATAGTGTATTATCAATAATTTTTAATAAATCTTGTTTAATTTTTTGCATATGAATAGGTTTTTATTTTTTGATTATTTCAATTCTAATTCCCCTTAGTCTCCCAACCGTAGTATCTGCCAATATCATGAATGCCACTTTGCTAAGGTCAATTACATTGTCATCTTCCATTCGATCATTGACCCTAACATCAATCCAACTCTTTTTATAATAAATTCTTAATATGGTTCCAAGTGGATAGTCATTGCTTGCGCAAGTGAATCTGTCGTGTCGGTAAATATCACCGCTTGCCGTTGGCTTTCCAACATACCAATCGCTGTAATATGTTGCCGTCTGGCATGATGACATGAATGGACATACAATAAATAATGCCAGTATTGCGCCCAATATGATTGCTTTGTACTTTCGGATTTGTTTCATGCGATTGTATTTAGATATAAATCATTTCGATTTCATCCGATAATCCTGGGGGAATTCCTATAAATTTCTTCTTGGCTTTTGCTGACATTTGATTGTGATTTAAGTATTAATATTGTTGTTGCTTTGGCAAATATAGTAACTTTTAAATTACTTGTATGCTTTTTTCAAACTTTTTTTCAATCTATTTCTTAAACCATTGAAATACAATATATTTCAATCGAAAATATTTTTATTTCGATGCTAGCTTTACCACCAATATAACATTTGTTGCCACACTTCCTGCCGTTAAAAATGAAGTCCAGAATGATTTGCGCTTTTGCTTTTTCAGCTCTTTGCGTAGTCCTGCGTTCTCGCTTTCCTTTGCTTCAATCTGAACGTCTTTATGCTGTAATTGTGCCACGGCAATTACTTCAGCATTTCGGCAGTCCTTATATGCTTCTTGGAATTCATGCACGATGTACTCGCAGTGATCTAGTTCGTCCATTATTTTTGCATTTACGGTGTCCTTTGCCTCATTTGATGCCTGTAATTTTGCCAATTCCTTTGCCTTGGTTGGACCAAAACAATAGAATGAATCTATCTTGCAGTCTGCTTTAATTGACTGCGAAAAAACTGTCCAATTGGCTACTAGTCCAATTATCAATAGTAGTGTTGACTTTTTCATATTTTTTAATTAATTGTAATCTTTCTATTTTCTTTGCCTGCATGATTGCCAGTGCGCTGTCTGCACTTATAACATGATTTGCTGCTCTTTTTAGTGCCTCAGTCTTTTCGATTTGAAGTGAATCAATTGCTTTTTGTGATTGCTCGAATTTATAGTGCTCCAATTCGTATAAGTCCTTGTATTCGCTTTTGCCGAACCAGAAACAAATACCACATACTAACATAATACCAAGGATTATGTATATTTCAAACGCTGAATTTTTGATGAATTCTTTCATGATTTTATTAATTTTCGTTAACGGATTCTTGATTTATTTCCTCTTCATTTTTACCGTTCAATGCATTAATCATTTGGACAACGACTAGCGTAAATCCGATTAAAAATAGGCTGAATATTCCTGCAATGAATATTAGCATTTCTGGTGTTAGTTCTTTCATCATTTACAAATTTAATTTATTCTTCTAACTTTTTAATATTTTCTTGAGCGAATGTGGCTATACTATGCCATGCAATCCTTTCAGTGTGTTTATCCTTTGCGCTTCTTGCATCATCTACCATGTCGATTAATTGCTTAAATAGCAGTCTTTCCTGCGTTGCTAATGATGGGGGTCTCATTGGCAATGGTGGCAAAATTTGGTCTTTCGGTGTCTTTGGTTCTGGTTTGTCGTTTGAATATTTGCGCGTGTCAACAAATATTTTTACGCACGCCCACAGGATGAATACAGCTATAAATCCAACTGCTACCACCGCTTGCATAAATTCTTGATTATTCGTAATGCTTTTTTAAAAGTGCTGAGGGATATTTACACCCCAGCACATAAATTTAATTACTAAAACACATCGCTTCCGTCCGATCCTTCCCCGCTATTTTCCTCAATGGCTTCTGGTTCCTCAAATGTTCCATCACTTCCAAATTCTAACTTGGTTTGATAGTCTTTCGGTTCCATAGGCTCTGTGGCATAGACTTCCTCCGTTTCCTTATCCGTGTAAATCTTGACATTATTTTCGAAGTCAAAATGTACATGGCATTCCTTGGTTTTCATTTCATACCCCTGTCGATGCTTTAATCCCAAATCGCTCATTTGAGTTTCCATTTGATCGATGCGACTCTTGTAGTCTTTGGCAATGGCTTTGGCTTCTGCCTCCAATTTTTCTTTGTCGTACATAGTATTCACAAGATTGTCCGCAATTACTTGTTTTTCTTCTGGTGAATATGTATGCTTGATGTCTTTCATCCTTGTGTCTGGCATTTGAACCGTCTCGGGTCCGATTGCTCTGAATTGAATGTCGACATCAAATCCACACATTGTCTTTAATTCAGCGAATGTGAATCCGTTTGAATTTTCGATGTATGTGTACGGAGGTCCATCGATAATTGGGAATTTTGCCTTGGCAACACCCATTATATCTTTTGCTTTTTTCCTAAGCATCTCTGCCGTTTTTTGCATTTCTTCCTCGTTCTGAGGAAATAATAAAATCTTTTTGCCGTTTGTAACTAACATAGTCTTTTTGTGAGTTTTTAATTGTGATTGATAAATTTGTTTTTGGTTAATGTTTTCAGATCCTTATAGATCTTTCTCCATTTTAATGGAATTGCGTTTTATGCTGCAATTTCTTTGGCTGCTTTTCGCAGGTCTTTGGCTCTTTTTCCGCTCATTTTGATTTTGGTTTTTGGTTATAAAATATTGGTGATAATAACAACTATTTTTTCTTCATCCTTGGTTTTAACTTTGTATTGCTCCGGTACCATTTCAACTACCACATTAGGATTGTCATCTTTGATAATATTCTCTTTTGTCAAAATATCAAATAAGACTTTCCCGCTACTGAGGTGATTGTCCCAATCCTGCAAATGAGTTGCATATCTCTGGTATCGAATTTTCACCCGCCCTGCATGCTTTTCGAATTTCTGCTCTTTAACCAACCAATGCAAGGTTTCACGCCTTTTCATCTTGACGGCAAAATGCTCTTTCAATCCTTTATTTAAAGATGGGAATAGTTTCAAATTTCTGAATATCAATGTCGTTTGTTGTTGCATATGCAAATGTAATTAATCTTTTTTATAATTCGCTTCAATGTGTATTATCGCTAATTCAGTCATCAGTTTCATATGTTCCTCATTTCTAACTTGACAGCTTTCTATGGTCCACATTCTTATTCTATAATACTCACAATATTCTTCCAATTGCTTTTTTGCGTAATCACATTGCTCATATTTTTCCTGCGCTTCAAGTTCTTTGATCGCGAATAAAAATGGAATTTGTCCTAATTGTAATATCTTCTCTTTCATGTTAAAATGGTGCAAAATCTTCGTCATCTCTGCCGTTTTCCACTTTTATTGCTTTGTCTGGCTGTTGAATGTCTGTCATTTCGCTTAAACTTTCCCAATCTTCATATCGATTTATTGCTAAATTACTTCTCACATTTGCACCATTTACATTCACAGGACCATTTCTATTTTTCTCGATTATTACAATAGTCAACCCTTTTGTGTTTTGTCCTTTTCCGTCGACTTCAATCTTATAATACTCTGGCCGGTACAACAACATAACACAATCTGCATCTTGTTCGATATCTGAGCTCTCTTTTAATTCACTCATTTTTGGGAAGGATTTCCCCCCATCCTTCTCACGGCCTAATTGCGCCAATGCAATCACTGGAATATTTAAGTCTTTTGAAAGTATTTTCAGTCCTCTAGAAACCTCTCCAATTTCCAATCTGCGCTCTTTGTTTGTTCCCTTTACCAATTGGACATAATCAACCAATATGGCGCTCAATTTGTTTTTATGCGCCCAAATTTTCGCTTTTGAAGTCAATTGATTTATTGAAATTCCAGACTTATCATTCACTAAAAAATCTAATTCGCTTGCCATGGTTGCTCCACTTACCAATTGATCAATTTCCCCTTGGTGCAAATTCCCATTAATTAGCCTAGTTTGGTCAATATTTGCATATCTGGCAACGACTCTGTTAATCAGTTGGGTTCTACTCATTTCAAGCGAAAATATGCCAACCTTTCCAATCTTTTGCTCTGCGATTCTACATGCTAATTCAAATCCAAATGCAGACTTACCCATTGATGGACGGCCCGCAATTATATACAATCCTGCCCTAAATCCTGCAACTGTTCTATCTACTTGCTTCAATCCTACTTCAATTCCTGTTTGTACAATTCCTTTGTGGATTCGATCCTGTAATTCGATAGCATAATTCTCCGTTGATTCTTTCCATGTCTCCTTAGAATCTTCCAATAAATGATTACTTAATTCTCTCAATTGGTCTGAAATTTCGTCTATAATTTCAAAAATATCCTTAGTATCATCGAATGAATCCTTTACTGCTACACTACACAATTGAATTATTTTTCGCTTCAAATAAAATTGAACGATGATTTTTGCGTGGTATTCGATGTTCCCAAATGTTCCCTCATTGCATAATTCCGTAATGCCAAATATTCCGCCGCACTGATCCAATTTACCTTCTTCTTTCAATGAATTACTAACCGTGAATGAGTCAATAGTCGCATTTATTCGGTTCAACTTCATGCACGCATCAAATATCAATTGATGCTCATTTTTGTAGAACATTTCAGCAGTCAGTACGCCATTCACAAAGTAAATCGCATTTGAATCAGTTAAAATTGATCCAAGTATCATGCGCTCCAAGTCTATTGACTGCGGTGGCAATTTGCCATAATCACTAATTCCCATTGATAATAAATTTAGGTTTTTCTTCTTCTTTTGGTTTCTCCTTGTAATTGCCCTCTAACACCTTGGTGTAGTTTGATTCACTTTCAATCATCCAATCAAATGTGAAAAATGTTTGCTCAATAAGCCATTTTTGATCTTTGGCAACGGCCAATATTTTTGTAATGTCGAATTGTTCCTCTTTGCTCCTAATTTTTAATTTCTTGCGCCGCTTGTCGTTAATTTTTGAAATTTTAGGAACATTGTATTTTTCGGCAAATAAATTCCAATAACATTCGATTGCTTGGATATTGTGTTTATCGCTTTGCAAATAATTAAATAAATCTTTTACTGAATAATTCACAAAGGCGTTAGCCTTAATAATTTTATCACTATCATTTACATTATCACTTACACTTACATTATCAGTTGACGAAATTGAACGCTCGTTAACGCTCGTTGCATTTCGTTTGCGAATTTCAGCGCTCTTAAGTCCCGCCTCTTTCCTTTGCTGCTGTTGGTTTTCCCAATTATTCAAGTCTCTTTTTAACGTGTTTTTTATCTGTTGAAAAACTGCGTCTATCAAAATATCATCTGTTTCTGGATTTTCATCATTGACATATGAAAGTATGTGCATCAACAAATCATACCCTTTATCTTTAGGCATTTTTTTGAATGTATCTACCCAATCTGTATAAAATAAAAAACTCTTTTTACCTGCAGCCATAGAAATATTGATTAATACGGATTCCGCCCCCTCTCTTGTTAGAGTGCGAACCAAAACAAACCATGGAGGATTGAGAAGGGGGGTTTCCTATGTTAAAAAATAATATTCCGTTTAATCTCATGATTAAATTATTTTGATTCGCATTGCAATAATACTAATTTATTTTTGTTCCGCGCGTTTTTTTTATTAAATAATCTTCTAGCTCCATAATTTCCACCTCATCCATATTGCACATCATGGCAAAAATATTGGATATTGCGTTGACCTTTTCAGTCTTAAAATCCTCAAACACATCCTCGAAATTAACATCTTTCAATTTGCTTTTTAGGTTGTTGTATGCCATATCTACCCCTCCCAATGAGATTTTTACCTCTTTGCGTAGAACTGCTTTGTCTATTTCTTTGGCCTCAAATGATGCCATGTGAAGCAAATAAACTATTCTGTAAACGGCAAATGATGCATTCTGTAATCTTTCCTCAAATGTCATTTTAGCTTAGGTTTTTTGATTTTGTGATTCAATTCTATTTCCGTGCTTGGATCTGGTAAAATAATGCCTATTTCTGCTGCCAAACATCTTATCCTTTCCATGTAATGGTTATGATGATAACTATTCAATGAAGTTGGCCGTACATATCCAATTTCGCCATCCTCGCTAATAACTTTTAGGATATTGCTTGCGATATTCTCATAAATTTCATATGCCGTGTGGCCCGTTTCATCAGCAATCATCTGGTAATACATCCACTCAGTATTGTGCTGCTTAAGCGATCGGATTGGATATTCGTTGATTTGCATATTAGAATGGCGATTCACAAATATTTACCACCATTCCCGCCTGTGCTGCTTGGACGCTTTTGCCTGTTGCATTTTTCACTTGGTTGATGAATCCTTTTTCATCGCTATTGCCATCGGACAAATGAATTAATACGATGTCATTTACTGCGCTTAAGTCGTTGTTTTTTAGAATTTGCAAACATTCATCAATACTCATATGATCGCGTCTAACTCTGGCTGCTAATGCCGCGTGCATAATATTTGACCGCTTTTGTAATATTTCCTCTGAGTAATTTGCCTCAATGAATATGTTGTTGATATTGTAGAATTTATAGTCTACATATGAGGTATCAGTCAAAAATAGAACATTACCGCATTCAGCATGATTAATGATAAATCCCAATGGTTCTGCTGCATTGTGCTTAACATCAAAAGGGAATATTTTAAACGGTCCAACTTCAAATATTTGCTCGGATTTAATCGCTTTCATTCTAGTCGATTGATAATTGAGCGCTTTGAATGTTCCTGCGCTTGCATAGACATTTATTCCATGGGTGCATGCATCTACAATTGCTTTTGAATGGTCTCCATGTTCGTGCGTCACTATTGCGCCAACTACGTTTTTAAAGTCAAATTTGAGCGCCTTTTTCACCTCTTTGAATGCAACACCCAATTCAACTATGAGTGTTGCATCTTTTGCCTCAAATATGTAGCAGTTTCCAAATGAATTTGATCCTAGAATGTGAACTTTCATGGTTAGAATGGTGCTGTTGCTTCTGTTTTTTGATTTGGGTTTGCTTCTTGTCTTTGAGTTTCTTCAACCTTTGCAGGTTCTAAATCTTTATTTTCTTTGACCTCAATTGGTTTTTCAAAACCGATTCTTTTTTCTGAAGGTTGCGCCTGATGTTGCTCTGGCTTTTGCTCCTGGTCAGTATGATTGCCATACATCGCTTCTTTGTCGCGCTCCAATACATTTACCAATGCATCATCAATCTTTTGCGAGTCGATGGTGATAGCATCATAAGCAGCTCTATATAGAGTCTTATAAACCATTTCGTCTAACCAACCCTCTACAACCTCAGTTTTGTTTGTCATTCGGCCATTCTCCCAAACCGCTTTTTCGCCGCCCCAGAACTCCGTACTTGCATATTTTGGCTTTCTCTTAAGAATGTCTTTCATGTTAAATACTCGGATTCGGTTTTTCTCTGGCGTATCAAAAAACTTGTGATAATAGAACCCTCCGATTATTTCCCCTCGATCAAAGTCATTCACAACCTCAAACTCATAGCCCTCGATTGAATTTCTATGATCGCGCTTGATTTGCTTGAATTTGTCAGTTGAATACACCACCTCGACAATTACATCACTTGGAACATCAATGCCGTACTTTTTTGCCTTCAATTCGCACCCCTTGTAACCAATCAAGAACACGATGTCGTATTTGCCCGTGTGCTTGTTTTTAAAAGGTGTCAAGTTTAATTGGTTTGGTAATGTTGGATCCAATCCAACTTTGCAAAAACTCATAACGTCCGTTGCAAGTCGATTCAAGTCCAAATTATCCCATGTTACCGGCACAGGATCTCTGTCCTTTTCTGGTTTTGCTTGTCGCTTAATTTCTGAGAGCTGTAATTGTTGGTTTAGCTTTATGAAATAGTTATTGCATAGTTTTTCTTGAAATTCGGTAACCTTTACCCCTCCAGAATTACTTGAAAACTCTTTAATAACCGCGCTTGTGAATCGCTCCGATTGTGTTTTTTCTATTTTTGCAGGCGCAATGCCTTTTTCGTTTGTCGACATAATATTGAAATGGGTTTTTAATTAATAATTAGATTTTCTTTGGTGACATACAGTAGTACCATCTGAGCATTGCACTTGATGACTTCATTAATGGATTCGCAATTGTCTATCCATATTGGTGCGCTCGTTTGATTTTCCTCGATTAGCGCATTGATAATGTCTAGGCCTGCGTTTATCTTTCCTGCAGTATTTACATCGCTGTATGGCACGCCGTCAACTGTGCACTCGCAAGTCTCCTCTTCTCCGCCATTCACAAGTTGATTGTACATTTTGAATTTCACGATTTTGAACTTACTGTTGATTTTGCCCTCGATAAAGTCAACTTTTAATTTGCTAAACAAACTCAAATCGAATTCAATTTTTTCTAAATTGCTCAATTGTTGTGAATAGTCTGCTTGTTCCTGTTCTAACTCGACAATTCTTGCATTCAATCGAGTTAATTGGTCGCGAGTGTTTAGAATCTTGTTGTACTGATCAATGGTTTCTTGGACTGCTTTTTTTCTGTCCGAAGTCGTGTCAATGTATGGGTCAACATTATCGATTACAACAGCATCAATTTCTGCTTGCAATTCTGCTTCCCTTGGATCTACCGGGTGAACTTCGTTTATTGCTGCCTCCAAATCCTTTTCAAGTCCTCCAATAATCAAATTAAATTGATTCAATTGATCTTGCAATGGTGGCAATTCGTCACGCAATGCCTCTGATTTTTTAAGGCTTTCATCATATTCAGTTCCTTTTTTCAGTCCCTCAGATTTGATAATCTCCAATTTTCCTGCTTTGTCACGATTGAAGTTTTCAAGTGCCGTTGCCTTGTAATTTTCAATTATTTCAGCGGGCAATGCCTGTAAACAAGTTGAGCATGTCGTTGGATGGTCAACTTCTACAAATTGTTGAGCATTTAATGCAACCCATTTTTCACGCTGCAAATTGATGTCTTTTTCCAATTTGCTTGTTTGCTCATTGATTGCCGTAATTCGGTTTGTTTTGAAATCAATCAATTCCTTAATGCCGGCAATCTTTTCGTTGTGATTTTTGATAGTTGCACGGATATTGGATGCTGCAGCGTCATTTCTGACACTATTTGCATTTTTCAGATTTTGCAACTCTTTCTGTAAAGCCAATTTGCGATTCATCTTGGCAGTCACCTCTGCATTTTTGCTATTGTAAATTGCTTTTTGACTAGTAGATTCGCTTTCCAATTGCGCCAATATATCTCGCTGCTCTGCAATATTTTGTTCAACTTCCGCATAATTAAATGCCTCTGGCTTTGCCGTGTTGACCTCGTCTATTCTAGCAGGAATTGTGTCCAAGTGTTCGCGTAATTTCTTCTTTTTGGCGGCAATCTCTGACTGATATTCTTTTACCGTCTTAAATGTGAGCGCGTCTAATAACTCCCTCAATTCTTGGTGATTCTTAATAATCTCGTCATTGTTAATATCTCCTGCCATCAACTCCAAGATTGCGCGCTTTTCCTGCCATTTCATTGTGTTGAAATAAAGTGGATTTGTCAACAATCTGAATGTGTTTTCCTCAATGATTTGATCAACTCGATCATTGAATTGCTTTTCAGCATAAGGCACATCGTTTACAAAATAATCGGTAGTGTGGCCAGTCATCTCCGTTTTATCGCTTCCTCGTTTCTTAGTCCACTTTTCTTTGTAAGTTTTGGACAACGTCAATGGCACGCCGTTCACATCGAATTCTCCAATAACAGTATGTTCAATTGATGGGATTGCCACGCCGTCTTTATCAATTGTTTTGATGTTGAAATCTGAGCGATTGTTTGAATCTTTCCCGAATAATAACCAAGTGAATGCATCAAAAATTGTCGATTTTCCGCTTTTATTTTTGCCTTTGATTGTGGTCACATCTGAGAAATCGATTACCATTTCTCTAATGCCCTTGAAATTAAGGATGGTGAGTTTTTTTATTTTAATAGTGTTCATGGGTGAATGTGGGTGCGTTTTAGATTAGGATGCCAATTGTGTGATTGTTTCTGAGATTTCCGCCAATCTCTCTTTATTCACAGAATAGTGAACCTTTTTGCCGTCCTTGGACGTATTTACCACACCCGCGCTTCTAAGGATTGCCAATTGCTGTGAACATACAGACTGCTCAATCTTTAATTTTTCGTAAATCTCGGTGACCGTCACAGATCCTTTTTCATCCATCATGTGGAGCATGTCCTTTCTCATTGGATGATTTAGCGCTCTTAAGATTGCCGCTGATTTTTTGAGCGCGTTGTGCTCAATTTTAATGGATTCTCCAACATTTTTCTTGACAATAATGTCGTTTGTGTTTTTTGATTTCATGGTAATTTTGCGATTAGACTCCGCCGAGGTTGGTTAATGATTGATTATTTTATTGTCCAAAGTAGATTATTGTTTAATTCATCAAATGTTTTAACGGACGCAACCGATTCAACTACAGCGTCAAAATCCTTTGCTTTAAATTCTATTGTAAAAACTGATAATAATCCTGCTTTTTGCGTTGGAAGTGTTACGTTGATTGTCATGATAATGTGATTTAAGTTATTATTTTGTTGTTGCTGACACAAATGTAATAACTTTTCACTTGCTTGTATGTGTTAATATACATTTTTTTGAAAGTATTTTTAAATTTCCAATGTTTGCAAGGGTTTCAGAATGTGTTAAAAATGAAATTTAGAATGATTCTAAATAAGAACTAGTCGTTTTTCTGAATATTTTTGATTAATTGACTGAAAGTTGTGCTGATTTCTTCAGTGCCTCCAGTTGACTCTTTTTCTAGTTTCATTCGAGAATTAATAATGTTGTATATGTGCTCGTCAATAGTGCCTTCTCCAAGGAAATAATAGCAATCAACAGCAAATTTTTGTCCAATTCTATGCGCTCGATCTTCAATTTGTCCTTGGTCCTTATAAGTCCAACCCAATTCCATCAACAATACATTACTTGCGGCTGTCAGCGTATGCCCCTCGCCACCTTTGCCGTATGTAATTATGATAATTTTTGTATTGGGATCATTCTGAAATTTCTTTTTTGCTTCTTGAATTTCTTCGTCAGTTGTATTGTGTCCATCTATTTTGCCAGATATTGTCACAACTCCATGATGCTTTAAATTGTCCTTAAGCATTTGCACAGTTTCATTGAACCAACATACTATGATTACTTTTTCGTCTTGTTCAATTAAATCTTCTGCAAATTCCTTTACAGCATTGAATTTCCCCTTTGAACTCAATTGCTTCAATATTCCAACTTTTACAAGTATTTCTGCTTGTTGCGCTGCAAATAGCTTTTGATCAGATGCTCCACTTTCTGCCAAATAGGATTGTAAAGAAAACATTGCATGATCATAATCTTTTTGATTTTCCAATGGCACACGAATGATTTTTCTAAATTTATCTGGAAGGTCTTTTAATACTTGATGTTTTTCTCTACGAATAAAACATGTTGACCTCAATTTTATATTCAAATCTCCCAATTGTGTTAGCAATTTGCTTTCCTGTTTAGTCAATTCGCTTGATGGCTTATTCATCAACGCCATCATTTTTTTGTCTAATCCCTTATACTGTTTTGTGAATTTATAATGCCCTCCAAAATCATCAATTCTCCCAATCAAATCCAATAGCGCTGCCATATCTTGAGGCCCTTTTACAACTGGCGTTCCTGTAAGACAAATCCTAGTTTCTTTATCCTCAAAGCATTTTTTCACATATTTAAATCTTAGCGCCTTTCTGTTTCTCGTGTGGTGCGCCTCGTCACAGATTATACCCTTGAAAAGTTTCTCCATGCCATTGGTGTAAACTTTTTTGTATTTTTTATCTTTATTCGGACCTTGGGTGATTTCAATTTCTTTTATCTCATTGACAAAAAATGTATTCACCCCGTCATAATTAGTTATTACAACGTCAATCATTTTTTGCTCCAATAAATACGGCAGTTTATCAATATTTTTTGCAGACAAAATCATGACTTTTTTGTCTGTCCACATATTCCATTCATCTTTCCAATTTAACCGCAATCCCTTTGGGCATATCACTAAACAAGGGAACGAATTGTTAATTAACACGCCGCCAATGCCTTGTGACGATTTTCCCAAACCCATAACGTCAGCATTTATCACCCATTTATTCTTTCTTATGTAGTCAACTCCGACTGTTTGATAAGGGTAGAACTGCATTTTTACCGGCAAATTCAATTCGATATATTCCGCGCTATACGATTGCTCCAAATTCTCCTGGATATTATTCATCATTTTGCGAGCCGCCTCACCGATATCGAAATTTGCGCTATTCGCAAACTCTTTCAACTGGTCCATACTTGAAATAGGAACGTACCACAACTTCTTTTCGATGTCATATTCACGCTTAGGAATGGCGCGCATCTTTTCAACCAAAGTAGGATTATAGGATAGCTTCACAACGAACCTTTGACCGTCATATCCAATTACATTGTCTTGTTGTTGAACGACTACCGCCTTTGGCTTTTCGCCCGAAATCGATACAATTGGGACCTTAGTAAAATCGAATCCAACCTGCTTTAATTTGTCTGAATAGGGTTTAATTATTCCATAAAGTTTAATCGCTTCAACGATGGAATATTCGCCATTTTTCGGCGCTACTTGCTGCAAAAATTCCTTGCTGTGGTTTATTTCATTTGAGGGGACAATTTGTCTTTGGAATAATAGTCTAAATGCATTCAATGCATCATTTAATTCAGTATACATAGTTTAATTGTTGTTGCTTGGTGCAAATGTAATAACTTTTTCAATTATACATAAAAAAATATGCCCATCGTAATGACGGGCATATAATGCGCAACTCTAAGGGAAGATTATCTGCAACAACAAACTTAAACCATCTTGCGCTTGGGACAGCAAATGTAAGTCTTTATTTTTAATCCAATCAAAAAAATAATGCCCCGCTTCACAGCAGGGCATTACAAAACCTTAATTTCTTTACACATAACTTATGCATGCAAATATATAACTATTTTTTATTTGCCTCGACAAATACTTCTTCTTGAAATATTCGGGCATTTTGCTTCATTAGCAATTCTTCTTGCGCCGCCTTGTGTTCCTGCTCTTTGGTCTTATAAATTGACCATTCTTTTAATAATAATACGAATAACCTTGCCGCATATAACACCCCGCCCAAAAGGATTATGAAATTATGCGAGAATTCAAATATTGGAATATGCCCCATAAATATCTTGAAATATAGCAAATATCCATATAGTGATATACTTATTGCCTCGATGATTCCGCCAAAGTGATCATGAATGAAATCGTGAATGTCGCACAGTAGTTTAATTGGTTTCATGTGTCTCAGTTGTTGATTTTATTTCTGTTTTCGAATCTGTTGTATTATCCCCTTTGACCGTCTTTAATGCCATTAAAAGTTGTGGGATTGTTACCATGCCCAGATAGATTAATCCACAAATCATCCACACGCAAAATGTATAAAATAAGAATTTAGGGTCTTTATTTACAGCACAAATGATGCCTATTCCAATTGTAGATAGAAACGCAGCTCCCATACATGCAAATGCGCTCAGTTTGCGCGCGCTTGGTCCTTGTGAAGTTGTGTCAAATGATGAACCAATTTTATCTAATAATTTCATGCTGAAAGTGCTTTAAAATACATTTTTACTTTTACTGTAACATCTTCCAATCCTATTGTTCCGCCGTTTACTTTTTTTCTCGTTGCAATAATATTTTTGTCTGAAATATCAATACATGATGCCCAAATTTTATTTACATCGAAAAACCAAAATGCAGAAGTCAATTTGTACTTAGTCTTTACCAAGTCTGGATTAGTTGTGATATCATCAATTACTGTTGCGTCAAATGCAATGTAGTTTGTTTTTCCAGTCAATTGCAAACATCCGCGCCCTCTGTATGTATATCCTTCAGTTGCACTATTTCCCATGCGGTTTCCGTATAAAAAATTGCCAATAGAAACGATCCCACCATCACATATTTTTTGAGCTGCTTTTAACTTTTCCGCATCTCCTGAAATTGATTTGAATTTATTATAAAAAACTGCCAATAGCCGCTCTGGTTTATAGTTTAATCCCTCTTCGTATTTTGACCATTGGCATTCATGATGGCAATTACCTAGAATATGCGAAAGTTGACTAGGTGAAATTTGTCTAGTCTTTAAAATTGTTTCCAATTCCAAGTAGATATCAAGTGGCAACAAGAATTTAATTTTTTCTATCATGATTACAATTTATACCTCCAATAAACCACAATATTTGCACCTCCTCCTACTTTCCCCCATAATAGGTCAGTTCCATTCCATACAATATCTGCAAATGCGTATGTTTGTAATGTACCATTTAAAAAAACTTGCACGCTATTAATATCGATATTTGGATTTAATGCAGCACCGTTAAAAGTTCCACACACTACTGGGTCATTAACAAGGAAGGACGCCCCCGCAATTTCATCTCGACCATTTTTCCATTCTTTGTAATAAACCCCGCTATCTGAGCCTGCGACAACATCATTGTTCACATCTCCACTTATTTTGGCTATAACGGTGCCGGCTAATGCCATTAAAAGGTCCGCAAATGTCGCCGTTTTGGTTTTGTTGGAGTCTGCTTGATCGTTAATTATAAAACTATCGAGTACTCCAATGCTTCCTTTTACTGCCAATACACCTGTTAATCCATCTTTTACCCAATCAACAACCCCCTTAACACTTGCGTAAACAGTTGTACTGCTTTCATTGCCTGCTATTGTGCTTGTCTTATTTGCCGAATTTTCTGCCGTGTAACCCAATGCGGCTTGATAAATACTATCGAAATACGTTTTTAAAGTCGCTTTCAAATTTGCCCATGTCAATTTCTTTTGCGCTCCACTCGCTGCGCTATCGCTTATCATTGTACTATCACCATCTACGGGCGTAGTTTTGCCTGTAGTTGCCGCAATCAATGGCCCAACCGATTCATTGTTTATCTTTGAGTCAATGATATTGTCATACATAGCACCTATTCTGGTTGCTGTATTCGCGCCGTCCATTGTTTCATTCTTGATTATACCCGCTTGGGTCAATAACTCTGCATCTGTTTTTTGTGACATAATTTCCTAATTAAATGTGTTATCAAATGTGATATCAAATACGCCTCCATCTGGAATTGGTGGATTATAATTGCTTATTGTTTCAATTACTAATCTTGTTGAATCCCAAATGTATCTGTACTGCTTATTCTGCAAATTTGTTGGCTCGATTATATCTATATCTATTTGAACTCTATCGTCTGAAATAATCGATACATCTACATTTACAGTTGCAAATGCGCGCATAAATTCCAAATCCGCATTGACCGCTTGCTCAATTAATATTCGGCCATTAGAATTCAGATTTACTTGAGATAATACTCTCTCAGTTTGTGAATTAATCTGAACCGATGGATCACTTTCAAATGCATTTCCAAACCAATCATAATTTTGTTCACCGTCTACTCTTTCAGTTGGTGTCGATTGCTTTACATTGCCTCCGAATAAAGCAATATATGGCATATTTTCCCACCCTTTCGCCAATGCCAAATCCCCTGCGACTTTATTCAAATCACCACCATTGAGAGTTTCTAAGATTAATACGTCTTGCATTAGTAAGTGTCTATAAATAAATATCCCTTGTCTGAATTAAATAATTCCACTGTTGTGTAAAATCCTTGCATATCCCGAACCGATACCGGCGTGACATATTCTGCTGCTCTCACTTCAAACGTAACGCGCCCCATCACACATCCATCCATATTAAAATTAGGATCCCTTGGGTCTGCAATTTGAATCAGCGCAACTTTTGTTCCCCCAATAAATCCTGGTTCAAATCCCAATGTCTTATAGTATGAATGCCTCAATATAAATGCAATCTTTCCAAGGATTTTTTGTAGTTTGATGTTGGCCAATTTATCCCCATCGCCTCCGTCCTCACTATAAGACTTAGTATATACATCTATTAAAAATGTATTCACGCCTTCAGCTCTCAATGGATTGTTATTATCATACGGCGTGCTGTTGTATTGCACGTTGATTATAGGACATTCAGATTGATCAATTGGCATAACCCTATCAACAAATACCTGCATTGATTCTGGTGTGGTGCTTATCTGTGGATTTGGCAATGGTTTCTGCAAATCTTCGTCACCAAATTCGCTCCATTGATTCTCGATTTCTTGATAAAGAATTAAGCCTATCCGATCTCGGATAAGTTCAAAGTGCTGCTGTGGTATTTCTCCTGGTATTAATGGCATTTTACACTTTTCGTTTTATCAATAAAAAAACTATCAATCCAACTGATTCGTCTGGAAATTGTTCCATCACTTCGAAATAGCACATTTCGCCTGTAGAATCTATATAATCTACTTTATGCCTTTTCATGCTCACTTCCCCCGCGGCATTTCTTACTGGATAATCCGCGTCTATAAAAAACTTTTCGCTTACGGATATGCTTGCTTTTTGTGCGTTTACTTCTTTGCCGGTGTCCATATCAAATCCCATCGATATCTTTCCTTCGATGCCAACCACATCAACTGATATTAATCCATCTGGAGTTGTAAATGTCGCTTCCAATCCGAACTCATTCAGATTGGAAGTAAAATCCTCAATATCAGTTTTTGCAAGTTCTCGTAATCCCATGTTTTTTATATAAAAAAAGGCAACTGTTTTAATATAGTTGCCTTTAATTTTTATTTTATTCTTGGTTTTTTTGTTGCTGTTTTTTGAATTTTACCGTCATCCTCATTTTTCATAGGCTTAAGGTTTATTTCTTCAATGTATTTGCTTTTTAAAAGTCCTTCAACCGTATTTATTGGAAATCCAGACTCTTCAATTTCATCTCCATTTTTATAGACTTTACCAAATCTACCTGAGACTGATTGCGCAATTACTTTAAACTTTCTCACTACGCAACAACTTTCAACGTATATATTTGATCGATGGCAACTGGAATTGGAACTCCTGCGCTTGCAATCTCAATGTCATGCGTTTTCTTTCTTGAATCCATGTACTCTTCAACAGTGAATGCTGATGGAGTTACTGAACCCGCTGAATTAATTAATCTTGGAACTCCTGCAAATGAGAAGTTGAACTTCGGTGCTTCTGGCAATAAGATCACTTTGCTTTCTGGAACATAAGCTGTTGATGTTCCATTTGATGCATCGTAAAACTCTGGATATGACCAAAGGTTCAATTTGTATGCACCAACAGACAATTGTCCGTGGAATGCGCTTCCAACTGCGTCACGTTGTGGAGCTCTTACAGCATCAAGTGCCATTGAGAATAAATTTTGTCTTTGCAAGAACACTGAGTTTTGTAACAATGCACTAAGCGCTGAACTACCCAAAATCAAATTGAATACGCCACCTTGTGCTTTACCTTTTTGACGGATAAAATTACAACCCGCTTCCAAATCTGCATATGGATCATGTCCAGAAACCGTCCAATAATTGCCACTTGAAAGATTTACAATTGATGCTGATTTTCTCAAGTAATCAATGCTTTCAGTAGCTTCCAATGGAACTTTTCCGTCGATCAATACTTGTGAGCACATCAACTCATGCTTTCTTTCGATTTTCTCTTGAAGCAACGACAATTTTTGCGCTGCTTGTGACAATAATTCTCCAAATTGAATCTGAGAAATATCAGTTTGCCCCATCAATACATCGTAATAATCGAGCTCAGTCATGTCGAAATACTCTTTGAACATTGGCGGGTCTATTGCTTTTTGTGTTGACTTGCCAAATTCATTTCTATTTCCTTCTGTACCACGCAATACGTCTACAGCGATTTTTTCAAAACCTCTTTGCACCTCGATAGAGACGTAACGAGTCGATTTGTAAACCTCTGGAAAAAAAGATCTCATGAATCTTTTTACAACTGGTTTCTCCATATATACTGCCGTCAATGCTTGTGTGAAGGCTGCGCGTGCTTGTGATGCTGGTATTACTGACATGGTTCTTTATTTAAATTTTTAAACTTTTATTTACTTTTTGCTTTACTTACTTATTGCTCTGGATTATTGGTTATCGTAATCAGTTAACTGGTCTCCACCAACCAAATTGATTCCCAAAGAATCGCCTTGGATTCTATCACCCAATGTTCTTGATGATACAACTGTTTCGAATGTGTCTGTGCCATTTGCAAAAATTACTTTCGATTTTACAACTGCACCAGATTTACAGAATGTTACTGTTGCGCTTTCAGTGTACTCAACATCATAATCATCTGCCAAAATTCCAATAGGGAATTGACTTCCATCGCTTGCTGTTGACTCTAATGGAATCACTTTGTTTGTAGATGCTACACGACCCATTACAGTGCCTTTCAACAAAGAAACCGCATCCCCTTCTGGATTTGTATATGTTGCCGTTTCGAACTCATTTTCAAACACGAATATTTTGGACGTGTTATAATTATTTACTTGTGGATTTGCCATGATGACGGATATTTTTATTTTGTTTGAAAAATTGATTTACACTAATTGTGACTGAGCGATTTTTTTTGCTCCTGCGAAAAAATCCTCAGCGGCTTTTGCTGCTGCTTTTTCTGCCGCCGCTTTGCCTCCATCTGCTCCTTTGTCGACAGTGTCTAATTCGCCTGCACTATCTTCTTCAATGCCTTTTACAGCACTTTTCGCAATCATTTTGCGAGTCAATTCCGCAGACATTGTGCCTGTCAACATTGAACCTTCTTTGATTGCTTTGTTGATTGTCTCAGGATCAACATCGTGGAAAGCCATAAGACTTCCAACTCTGTCACGCTCTGCTGTTGTTGCTTCGTTCACAATGCTTGCATATGCTTCTGGGTGTGCGATTTTAAATTCTGCTGCTGTCATTTTATTTGGATTTTGATTTTTTGTAATAACTGGTGTTTCCTCTTGAACTGCTTTTGGAATAAACATTTTACTTCCGCTAGATGCTGCTTTCGCATATGATGTTATTTCTGCTGATGCCTCCGCTGTTAATGGAATTATCTTCGAAATTAATCCTATTTTCTTTGCCTCTTTTGCCGTCAAAAAAATATCAATCCGACTGTCCATCGAAAAAATATCCTTAGTGGTTTTTCCTTCCATTTTTGGCAATGCCTCAAATGCTTCAATATCAACTTTTGCTCTAAATGCTTTTTCAAGCGATTTGTTTACGCCAATCAAATTCTCTTTTATAGCATCTGTAAAATAGGTTGATGATTCAAACCATTCTCCATAAGATGCTCTATGAATTAAAAATTCAGATACATCTAATGCTTCACTTTCATTGACGTAACAAAGCAAAAAGGCCCCCATTGAATGAGCTTGACCATCTACTTTTATTTTTTTTGCATTTGGCAAATCTTTGAACATTGCAATGATTCCCCACGTATACTCAGGACTACCCCCTTCAGTATTTACTCTCAACATTATCTCGTCATCTTCTTCTATTTCATTTATCGAATTACTAAATTCTTGCGCTTTGTAAGAATCGATACGTCCGTAAATTAGAATCTGTTTTGAAGACATTGTTTTAAATATGCCCCAAAAATAGATGCACTACAATTGTTTAAATAATTTCTATACAAAATTTGTAGAAAATACTTATTTTTGAACAAAAAAACGATGGATTCTAAAAAGCCTAAAAAGAAATATGACTATGCAAAATTTGAGCAAATCCACATCGCTAATGTGCCTAAACAAATGAAGGCTACATTAACACAAGACCGAAAACAAAAAGGTATTGCCGAATCTGCGTTGATAAAAAATATTATCGCTGATCACTACCAACGATTTCCGCTAGTAATTAATCCGCATTTTGTTGGGGAGGATTAGAACCCCCTCCGCGAACTGGTTCTATATAAACCTTGCGCTGTTTTGCGTCATCCAATTCTTCTTCGAATTGTTTGAGGTTTTCGTCATAATCCCCTTGGTTCAACATCTCGGTGGCATTCTCCGCTGTCGTTAGTGGTAAACTTGCACCATTCTCTCCCAACATTGCTCTCACCGCTTGAACCTCTTTTAAAGGATCGATGTGTGGTACTGTTGGACCCTTCCACATTGTCTCAGAAAATGCATCCAATGCAGTAAAATTGCCTTCTTGATAGGCTCTTATATATCCTGGCAATTGAATTTTATTTGTCATCACTTCAATGAATAACCATAAGTTATATATTGGTTGATAGAAGTCCGCTGCTGTTTCGTCTCTATTCACCAATAATGTATGCTCCCAATCTTTCAATGCAGCTCTCGATGCACTGAAGTTAGAATCATATTTCATAAATGCAACCTCTGGCGGTATTTCTTCATTGCTGCATATTGCATTCGCATTGGTGTCATAGAACTCTTTATAGTGAACCTCCGCTGTGTGATTTAGCTTTGTAAGCTTTGCGCCAATTGGCATATTAACTACTTGCTTTCCTGTCGTTGCTGACACTTTTCCCTCTAAATCTTTTCCATTCATATCTGTTGGAATATCTAGCGGACTAGTTGGATTTACTGCCTTTGCCAAATTATTCATTAATGGATTAGATCCATCTGAAAAGGCTTCGTGCTCAATGCCATACGCTATTTTTGCCGTTTCTTCTGCATTGGCCAATGTCGCTGTTTTGTATCGATCAATTTGCTGCGCGCTTTCAATTGATACTGCAAATGATGGAAGTCCGCGTGTATTGTTTAGTCTATATTTCAGTCCGTACACCATATACGCCATGATGTGCCCAGTCTTTTTGCTTTTTGCTTCGATTCTTTCGAAAGTTAAAATAGTGGTTTGTACCCAATATGCCACATGCTCTCCCTTGTCGTTTAAGACGATGCCATTGATTGTTCTTTCGCCGTTTGTAATTGGCATTCCTTCCTGCCAATCTATAATGCCAAATGGTGTACGCACCGCTGCCCCATCGACTAATTGAATAGTTAATTGGTTCTTTTTGTATCGCAATATTACAAGGACATCCCCGCCAACATGCTTATTTATTTCCTGCGATTTTGCAAGTCCTGTCAAATTCATTTGGCCATTATATGAACATCGTTTACTGTTTGCAAATACTTTCCATCTTGCTTCAATCAAATCATCTACGCCTTTCAATTGGTCTTTTGTCAACCCGTAACCCTCTGAATTTAACACAATTTCATTTGGCTGCGCTTCCAATCTTAATCCCTTGGATATGGTCCATTTTACATTGCGTCTTACAACTGTTTGGATAATGTGACTCTCATAATACGCCTGCCATCCACGCGCTCTGAGTCCTGCGTAGTCATTGTTATAATTAATAATTGGGCCTGCTTCACCAAGATTCTTTTCCCCATCGTAATTGATTGAAAACATATAGTTTCCAGTCGTTGATGGATTAACCGCATAATACGCCTCTTTTATAGGCAATTTTGATGATTCTTTTTGCTCTATGTTTGGAGAAAAAAAGTTTTTTATTCTGTCTAATACCGTTGTTTTCATAATGTTACCATCTGTTAAAAGGTCCAGTGAAGTTTTTACTATCTCGTAGGATTGTCACGCGGCCATTGATTTCTTGAATGTAGACTTGCCGTAATTGCCGAAGTCCTGCGATACTTGCCGTAATTGCAGCAACTGATCTTCGAACTGTTTTAATTTTAGTCTGGCCATTATCCAGCCAATACTCTGTGACATCTTCAGATAATGCTGCCTTTGCTGCTGTCGTAAGTAATTGACTGATTATTGCGTCTATTGCCGTAATCTTTGACCTTGCATCGGTTTTAGACTCTATATAACCTACTTCGCTATCATATTCTACCATGATATTATTTTTTGCGAAAAATACGGATTTTTTTTTATAGTGCAATAAAAAATCCTATAATGCCTTGAAACATTGCATTTCTTTAGCTGTTTTCTTCTTGGGGACTTGGATATATTTTTCTGCTGTATTATTTAGCATGTCAATGTAAAATCTGCAATCCATCCTTTTAGGACACATGGATTTAAAACCGATTTCGCCGTTGCATTTTACTTTCATTTAAACCCTATTTTTTAACATCAATCAAATAGCACTCGATACCATTTATAGTCTATTTTATTTTCGTCCAACCAATCTGATGCAATATCGTCTATTTTATCTCTATCACAGAATCTAACATTATCCATATCTAATTGTGCAGGCAAAGTTGCCATATCCCCATTTTTTAATCTTACTCTTATTTGCACTATCATAATTTTTCCAATGCTTTTTTAATTTCCTCAAAATTACAAAATCTCGAGATGTCGTGATTGAATGGTGGCATATTTAATGCGATTTTATTTAATTCGTCTATGGTCCCAAATTTTAGAATGTCCTTATATTTATCGTCTCCATGTAATGAATGTTCGCTCACTACATTGCAATGGTGGCTTAATGCCTCGTTTACCCGAAATATTTCAAGCGGACTTTTGTCATAATAATGAATATTTACCACCGTCTTTGCGCGGCTCAGTATCTCTCTCATTGGAGGACCAAGGATCTTTTTTACCACAATCATTGATGGGATTTTCTTGACTGCTTCAATTCTTCTATCCGATAAATCCCCATAGAATAGCAACTCAATATCCTTGTTCTTTTTTGGTTGCAATTTTACGCCTGGAGTTACCACTGATATATTATTATTTAGGTGCTCGTATGCTTTGATATTTACTTCGTTGTATTCCCACACGGCAATTGATTTGCTCAATCTGTCGTAATATCGATCGTTGAACCAGTGCGTGCCGATTTGCTCGGTCTGATAACTGATATAATGCTTTGGAACAGCCCAACTCAATGAGTTATTGTACATTATCCAAATGTGCTTGTCATCGTTCTTGTCGATTCTATTGACTATTTCTGCGCGCTTTCCTAATTTGTTTAGGTGTTCGCACAATATCATTGAGGCAAATTGCATTTGCAAAGGGGCGTAAATCTTTATATTCATATCTTGAATCCTTTTGAATGCCTACCGCCTCCGATATGTCTAATGCTGGAATTTACTAATGAAACTGCTGTGTATGAATTCCCCAATTGTCTACTTAATTCTATCTCATCTTTTCCTGCAATACCATTAGGAAACCATTTTTTCCATTTGCTCATTTTTCGCACGCTTGGATTGAAAGTAAAACCGCACCAATCATTTGTTTTTAGAACTGCCGAAAATGTCGTTGTCTTTTCCTCTGTGATATAAAATGGAAATTCATTTGTGCTAATTGGGTGTGAATGGTCTTTTTTATCTCTAATCCAAACTTGGTCATAATGTAAAAGACATGCAATACTTTCTTCAATAAAATTAGCATTTCCCTCAAACAACCAATCATCTTCAATATTAAAAAAGTATTCTGTTTCAACTAAGTTCACAAGGTAATCCCAAGAAGCGGACAACCCTCGTTTAGTTCCCGAATGCCATGTGATATTCTTATCTTTATATTTTTCTACCAACTCAATAGGTGGCAAATTTAGGCTATCATTGTGAACGTGGAACGCTACATAAGGATAATTATTGAGCGCAAAAAAAGAATCCAAAGTCTTTTCTAGTAAGTCAAATCTATCACACGATGTGCAAATAATTGTTAGTGGGTGCATATTATTTTCTTTTGAATATTAAAAGCGTTTTTCTAAACCATGAAGTATTATCATCAATATTATTCCTTGCATCTTTGGTCAATTCCTTATCCAAAACAAATCCCCTACTTTCGACATCTTGAATAACATCTTCTTGACTTCTGCAATTGATATGTCCTATTCCCGCTTGACCTATTTCCGCCCATGAAAGGATTAGCATTTTTTTTGCTGAATTACATACGTTTTGCATAAATGTTTCTTGCGCTTCTTTTGGCAAATGTTCCCCCACTTCTAATGATATACTTACGTCAGTTAGATAATTCATTTTCTTTGTTAAATCTTCAACATATATATTTTTGGGGTATTCTATGCCATTTTCATTGCCATCAATGCCAAACCCCATAAAACCATATCCCAATAATTCATTAACATAATATCCATTCCCGCATCCAAAGTCGCAAAATGACTCACATTTCAATTCAGTCATTGTCTTTATAATCCAATTTGCTAATTGTTTTGATGTTTGATGATGCTCGGCATCTTTTGCGTTCCAAATTCCGTTTGACATAATATATATTTTAGTTTTTAATTAATTCTTTGCCGTGCTTATCCATCAACCTTTCCAATTCTTTCATCGCCGCATTTACTTTGTCACACACAGTGCCTAGCTTAAAAATTGCCTTTTCGATATTCTTCTTTGCTGTGATCTCCGTGTAAAAATCAATCCCAGTCAAAATATCATCTACCGGTATGGATTGTATTTGCGATTCCCCTTTCACTTTGTAAAATAATTCCCCAACTTTCAATACATAAATTGTTGGTCTGTTTTTGTAACGCCGCCGAATCGACTTGATTCTTCCAACTACCCAACCTTTCTCGCTTTCAAAATAAACCTTTTCGCCTCTGTAAAAAGTCATACAATTTTATTTAAAAGCCAATCTACGCATTTTATTTCATCATTAAACCATTCAATTGGATAATTGCCTCGCATCTCTCTTAATTCGCATAGTCTGTTTCTCCAATCCAATAATGGATCTACTTCCATTTTTATGATGTCGTTCTTGTAATGCTTATACAAGTTAGTATTCACGATTTCGCTTTCGTCAATTGGATTGCTCAATTCTCTTTCGATTCTTTCAAATACTCGCTTGAGCGATTGGTCAATTAAATAGTCTTGCTTTGCGTTCATTTTACAATTGGCTTTTGAAGTCTAAAATATGCAATCTTATGATTTTCGCTTTGGCTTTTTGAACTGAATTTAGATGCTTAGAATTTTGCATCTTTTCGAATTCTATTTCAGTTAATCGCGTCACCTCTTTTATGTCCTTGATATCCATCACTTGACTGGTTTTGATTTTTCTCTAGCTTCCAAGAATTCATTTTTGATTTGGTCTGAAGGATATAGGTAGTGCCCTCCATATCCTTTTGCCTTATTTTCATCACTCAATCTTTCTGCAAATATAGCATGTCTATTTATCATATAGTCTATGTTCACATACTTATAATGCCATGCTCTGTAATATCTACTTGAATATTCAACCCCGCCAATTGGACTACATGAATGCGCCCCTGGACCGTAATTGATTTCTTTTATTCTTGTTGAATTAAAGCAATATGCCTTATCATATGATGTGCTTCGAACTCCCTTAAAAATATTGTCAATATCCAAATTGTCCGCATGGTTTACCATGTTATACGCCTCGACCGAGATAATCGATCCTTGCTCCTCTCTCAATTCTTCTTCCCAAATGTCAAGGAATTCGTCACAATCCGCAATTATCACCCATCCTTCACCACCTTTCCAACAATTGTTTTTGATCTCCAAATATTTGAAATCGCTCAGTTTGCCGTTGGTATCATATTCAATCACTTTGCATCCTGATTCCAATGCAATTGCCTTGGTATTATCAGTGCTGCAATTATCATATATGATTATCTCGCAGTCTGGGAATCGCTCTCTATAATGCTGAATGAAATATGGCAGCATTAATTGTTCGTTGTATGTGATTGTAAATACTTTCATAAATTACTCTTTTATGCTTTCTAATACATTGCCAATTCCTATATATGCAATAATAAATCCAATGGCAATTTTTACCACGTCTAAGACTAAATTTTCTTTGCCATTGAGTCCGATTTCAATACAATTAGTTCCCGCATATAGCAAAATCAATCCCCAAATAAATTTCAATGTGTGCTTATTCATGCTTAAATGATTTATAAAATTCAAACATACTTTCCTCTTTTACATGTTGATAAAGCCATTTCAACTCCGCATCGTCTCTTCCTCCGTTGGCTTCGTTGCCCATGCCTCCGCTTATTGTAAATCTATGCAACCCTGTTGAATGCTGTCTGCCTCCGCATAACCCTACGCCGTGCTTAATTCCAATGCTTAATATTGCGTTTGGTGTAAATGTTTTTCTCGATCCATTGAAACAATCTGGTCTGGTCCATAAATGCATATCTGTAAAGCTCTCATGGTCTGGTGGCCAATTTATTTTCAAATTAGGCTTAATCATTGTATTCATCATACTTGCACGCTCTGGATGATGGAACGTGAAATATTTTCTAAGTCCGATGTGATAATAGACCGTGTATGCCGTTCCGAAAATATCTGGCTTTCCGTTCAATTCCCACATTGAAAGCATTGTTTCAATGTAATCTGGTTTGTAATAGTCATCGTTTTCGATGAAAAATATTACATCTACATTCAGCTCTGGCAATACCATTTCATATCCCCTGCGATATCTCTGTGTAATATCTGGCTTATCGCTTTCCGCCTCGTAATTTTGTAGGATTAGTACATTGGGCCTGATCGTTTGTTTATTCATCATGTCCAAACACTTTTCCAAAAAAGCGGGCCTATCATTGCGGTCTGGTATTATTACTGCGATTCTCATAGGTTGGTTAAAATAATGGTTTTTCGCCTCTTTTTACTAACTGAAACCCTAGACTTTCCATTTGTCTATGGCTATAGCTAAATCTAGACCCGTTCGCTCTACTTTGATTGCTGCTTAATTTATATCGGTAAATTTTATCAAATTCAGAATCACTTCCTAGCACCATATTAAACCCAAACGAGTTTTTATTTGCTTTTACGATTTCTCTTGTTGTTGGATTTGCCCAAACATTATCTGAATTGTTTCCTTTCTTTAAAAGATTGAATTGATTTGTCATTGTAAATTGATTTAAGTTAATTATTTGTTGTTGCTGTCACAAATGTATAAACTTTTCACTTGCTTGTATGTGTTAATATACAATTTTTTAAAAGTATTTTTAAATTCTCAATGTTTACAAGGGTTTCAGAAAGTGTTAAAAATGAAATTTAGAATGATTCTAAATAAGAAACCGCCTAAATTGGCAATTATTCCACCGTAATATTGTCGATTTTTGCCGCTGCAATATCCGCTGAACTTGGTGCGCTCGTTCCGCTTGTTGGTGTTCCTGTTGCTGTGGATAGGTGTGTATGCCCATTGTATGCTGCTTTCAGCTCGTTAAATGCTGTTTCTAATTCCTCGAACCGCGCCAAATGCCGTGCAATTCCATTTAATCGTAAATTTCCATCTGGAGTTAAATATGTGTAAAACTGCTCCACGCCTGCTGCATTGGTACTGAATAACCTCAATCCGCCAACCTCCGCCAATGCGTTTTTGTTGATGTAACCAATAATTACTTGGTCTCCTTTTACTGATGTTTCAGCATATACAGCTATCATGTCTGCAATGGGATTGCTATCAATTCCATATGGTGCCGCTATTGGTGCTGTTTGGATATCAGACTTTCCCAATCTTCGAACCTTTTGAATGAGTCGATTCATGCTATCCTTTGCCGTGCTCAATGTTGTTGTTAACCAAATCATGATAATCTATTTATTGGAGTGTTTCCATTGTGTACCTCTGGAACTACACACGTTAACACCGCTGTTTGCTCATTGTTATTTTCTAAAAGTTGAACCTGCTCGATAAAAAATTGAGTCCTGCGATTAATGTTGCATTCTGGAGCTGTCACGTCAATTAATGCGTTTGGCCTTATCGCGTTTCCGTTCCACCTGAATTTTTGCAACCCTCCCAAGGTAATAGTTACCCTAATATTTTTCAATTCCGCCGCTAACAAATTCTTTGCCGCCAATTCGCTTGTGATATCCGTTCCCGTTGTTTGAACTTTAACCGCTGGTCTATAAACTTTTACATATGGATTAGTGACTGACGCTTCTCCCGCATTTCCGCCGTCAATATTTGCTTGCTTCACAACTGTAATATCTGAGTGCATTGGTTGTCCGTCAAAATTTACAGCTATTTTTACATTAGGCATGCCACTTGAAAAATGATATAGACTTGGGCCGTTCGCATACGCGCGCGTAAATCTTAGATTCCCTCCCGCCGTGTGGCCGATGATGATGTTTTTTTGTGCTGCAATTTCACTCAAATAAGACTTTATTGTTTGCTTTGCGTCTGCTGTGATCTTTGGGATTACTTCATTTGCCGCGTCAACTATTGCCGTGAATTTTTCCCACTCGTCAATTGTCAGTCCAATCCCGAATGGTCTCAATAAATATTCTGCAATTTCTTTCAAAGTCTTTCCATCGCTTTGCAATGGCCACAAAGATACAGGAATCTCGCAATCTTCTAAAACTCCTGGAACTGAATAACCAGATATTCCCGTAAGAGATTTATTTGTGCTGTCCTCAAATGCCTGGTTTAATATTGTTCCTGTGATTAGTGTCGTGCCGTCATCGTCAATAATTTTGCATCGTGCATAACTTCCGTATTTTGCTAATTGACTTACCTGTTGATTATTTCGATCGTAATAAAAAACAAAGGCAAATGTACTCGCTACGCTATCATATTTCAATGTGATATCGACGGATGTGAAATTATCAATCTTTACATTTCCTACTTTTAAAATCATATGTAATATTTGATTACGCGCCCTTTTTTTAGTCCCAAAATTTCGCTCAATCCAATGCTGTTTTCATCGATAAACTGCAGTAGTTTTTCATCGTCATTACTTGTCCCATAGAATCTATGTGCCAATGTGATAGGATTGTCATCGTCTGTCAGCGTGAATGTCCTTTCTTGCTTTGCATTCAATGCAATATTGAATAGGTTTGAAATAGTGTAATTCACTATGTCATTGAGCGCAGTTTGTGCATTTCCATTTGGATTGTAATCATCTGGATTTGCTCCGCTTCCTGTCTGCAAATCTCCCAATACTGATACATATTGATTGTAGATATCGATTATTTTCTTAATTACGTCAAGCACATTTTGTGATTTTTTGTAATTTCCTGCCAATGGCAACCCCGCCGCCAATGATAATGATGATATCAATGATGCAACATTATTCTCAAATAATGCTTTCTTTGCGAGCGATATGGTTCCGCCTCCAACGGTTAATGCAACCATTGAAGTAATTAATGTGCTACATTGATCGACTATCAAATCCACCCTAGTATCTACGTCAATTACAAATCGTGCAGGTGCTTCAATTACTGTTTGCATTGTTCGAACCGCTGCTAATGGCTGCGATGTTGCGTCTAGTATCGCCGATTCTGCTGCATTAAATGCATTGAAATAATCTTCGAATTCGCTTTGTAGTGATATTTTTGGCTTTCCTAGATTATAGATAGTCTCATTGTTGAAACTCATATCCGCAGGAACTGGCGTTGCTGTCAATTCAAATGCCAATGCAGATGCTTCCAATGTTTTTACTTGCAAATCTTCAATCGTGTCAATTGGATCTCTTTGCGTTTGAATCCCCTTGGTTGTGATTGTCTCCATCACAGTTCCCGTAATCTTGGTATAATTTACACTCTCATTGTCATCAAAAGTTAATGATGTTGGTTGCACGGTCAATAATCCATAAAGCGGGTGATCAATTTTCCATGGCCTTTTATCTAGCGATGCCGTTTCAAATCTTCGTGATTCCCTCAAATGATTTTCTCCCTGCAAATAAAAATTCAATGGGAATGTTCGGCCCTTTACTTCGCGTCTATCCACTAATGTTCCTTTCACTCCG